AGAGCCAGGAATAACGTTCCGTAAAGATGGAAGAACCGGGTTTTAAAAGACAGTTTCGGATCAGGGTCATAGTCTGGACTTGACCGGTGGTTAACAGGATACAGCTTTCGGGAACGTGGATGTTTCTATGATAGGCCAATCGTTGGGCTAAAACCGAACGTAGTTCCAGAAGTCCCTGGGGTTGGAGATAACCCAGATCGGGCTTTTGCGCAGCAACTTTCCCCATGACGCTTTCCAGAAGCTTCGTGGGGAATACGTCGAAGGACAGCTGATCTGTGGAAAACTGCAGGATGTCAGGACTGGCTTCATAATGATTCAATCGCTGCATCATGATGGAGTTGGCGGGAACGGTACCTTGCTTCACGTAATGGCTCCAGTTAGGTGGCTGTTTCCGGTGCTTTGGAGACCAAAGCATATCGGCAACCCTCGTTCCGTGAGCAGAGTGACTTTCGATGACACCGTAGGACATCAGTTCTTCCATGGCGGTAACGATGGTGGAACGGTTAACACCGAACTGCTGAGCCATATCGCGCTGCGAGGGAAGCTGAACGCCGGAAGCATAATCTCCGGCGGCGATTTTTGCACTGATGTAGTCTACGATCTGTTGATATAAAGGAATGGGACTGTTTTTATCCGGAGCCCATTCGATGACGATTTTTGTTCCGGTTCCTTTCATGGGTGTGGGCATGTTCCGTACCTCGGTTTCACTGAGACTTTACTATTTTAAAGTATACTCTTGGTTGGTTGAAAAGTCAAATGTTGGTTGGTTGGGAAAATAACTGCCCTATGGTAGGCCAGAAAAGGGTGGCGGTGTTGTATCCTCAAGGTAATGAGTGTATCAATAAAAATGTTTTTTACTTTTACCTGTTGGTTGTTGTGTTGTTTGCACCCCGTAGTCGGCCTGAGCGATTCCGGGGTGTCAGACTTTTTTGGGAATGGGTATTTTTCAACGTTTTTAACAGTTCTACCCCTTTGGTTTGACTTTACACAACATATAGCGTCATTTTTAAATGTTGTGTCGTTAACGACAAGGAGGTTAAGATGAATGTTATACGAATGCCACGACAGGTACAGGAACGAACCATAGAACAGGCAACAGCTGATTTTCTAAATTACAAACGCTCAGAAAACTGCACAGATGCCACCATCCGTCACTACACAGAAACCCTGCATAACTTCAGTAAGTTCCATAGTTTTGATCAGGATGTTTCCACAATTACCACCGACGTTGTGCGTACCTACCAAGTGCATCTACGAAATCGCGGCCTTGCAGACAAAACCATCCACACATACATAACCGGTATTAAAGTACCCATTCGTTGGTTTGAGGATCAAGGTTGGATAGCACCCGTCACCATCACCATGCCCAAAGTGGGCGAGCATATCAAAGAAGGTTATACTCGGGAAGAAATGGAAAAACTTCTCGTCAAACCGAATATGAAAAAATGCTCCTTCTCTGAATACAGAAATTGGGTGATGGTCAGTTATTTTTACGGTACAGGTCAGCGTCTCAGCACCGTCCTAAATATTAAAAATAAAGATGTCAATCTTGAGCAGGAAACCGTTTTCCTAACCCACCTGAAAAACCGTAGAACAACACGCCTACCTCTTCCACCTATTCTGGTTGGAATTTTAAGAGAGTATATGTCTATTCGTGAAGGATCTCCGGATGACTTTTTATTCTGTACTGCACATGGAAAACAACTGAACAGAGCAGCCGCACAAACCGCTATAAGAACCTACAACAAATCAAGAGGAGTGGATAAGACTTCCATCCATCTTTTCCGTCATTCATTTGCTTCGGACTATCTTGATAATGGTGGCAACATATTTCATCTTAAAAAACTGATGACACATTCGAACCTAAAGATTACAGAAATGTACCTTGGAACGTATATAAAAGATGTTCAAAGCGGATACGAATCTGTAAATCCTTTAGAACGAACCATAAAGAAGAAAATTAATATGCGGAGTCGGGAATAACCCCGACTCCTTTTTTTTATTCAGCTTTCTTCTGGTTTGCCATCATCTGAACAACCATTTCTCTGGTGGCGTACCCTTTGGGTTTACTTCCGTCTACGACACCGCTTTCAACAGCATCATTCCACGCATCCTTTGCCCAGTTACTACAACCTCTAGTTCCATCGCCATTCAGAATCTTTTTTACCTTATCTTCAATCAGAACTTCAAGTTCTTCTTTTTTCATATTTTCCACCTCGTCAGCAACAATATTTTCTAAGTATGGAAGGGGATCGATGCAAGTCCCATTTTCCTGCAACTCAAAGTGCAAATGCATTGCAATTTTTAAACGATCAGGATTTGCGGAGTTTCCCATAACACCTAACACATCTCCTGCCGCTACTTTAGTTCCAACCACAAGAGGACATTTTTCTGCAAGGTGCTGATAGAGTGTAGAATACGTTTCGTTATGTTTTACAACAACATACCAACCTCTAAAATCATTCCATTCGTTCTTAACTACAACACCGGGTGCAACACTTAATATTTCTGTGGTTGGCTTAGAAAAATCTCTCCCCAAATCAATCCCTTTATGAAACGTACTTGCACCAACAATATTTGTAGATCTTTTCCCGAACTTGGATGTTACCCTAAGAGGGGCGTTAACAGGAAGAGAATTAAATTGCATTTACTACACCTTCTCCCAACCATTCGGATATTCTTCCGGACTATATGTATTGCCATCAATCAGAGATTTGTACAGAACTCCATTGTAGTCCACAATATCACCTGTATTATAGGCATCATGTGCTCCTGTAGGTCTGCTCCAAATCGGATAGCCGTTATCGTCCAGACCAACGGGCGTATACAGAGATTTTACTTCGTCCGGCTTCCATTCCTCTGCGGAAACGTGGTTGGAAACTACACGGTATAACTGCGGATCACCTACAGAGTTCTTTCCGTAGGTAAACATTTCATCGGTCTTGTAGTTCTTTCCGACCGCATACGGCGGATATACTGTAGCCACTTCCATTGCCTGTTCGTCTGTTAAAGACTGAACAAACATCTGCAACGCTCTGCCAAACTGTTCCATAACCTGTAACTTATTCATAGCTTGTCACCCCCAGCATTGCATTCAGCATTTCTTCTGCGGTCGGTTCGGTTTCAGCTTCCGGCTCAGGAATCGGAAGTGTGCTTTCCGTCCAATCCGTCACGGTCAGGATCGTGCGCTCACGCTGTTCCATGACGGTGTATGGTTCTCCCGTTTCTTCATTCACTTTTTCCACTTCCACTTCGTAGGTGTATGTAACATCCTCCGCTGTGATACTGCCAAGACGCGGGAAGGTCGAAGGCTTTTCCAGATCATCAGGGATCATGGCAGCGCCTTCCGGCGGCGATGAGATCGTATTGGAATTCAGGTCGTTATATACCTCTGGTTCAAGAGGTTTTAAGTAGATAATATGCATAGATATTCCTCCTTTTTATGCAACTATATATGAATATGTTCCACCGGATTGATTTACATAACTGTCGTTAGTTACCATCGTCAATGCGCCATTTATAAACGACATTTTATCTTTTGACAGAGCTTTAACGGTTGATCCGTTTGACACGATAGCCCCTGCAGCTGTTACGATACCCATATAAGGATTCGCTTCGATTACAAGAGTACTTCCGATACCGCCAATGTTAATAGTACGTTTCGTTGCGCTTCCGTTCCCCGTATAGCTTCCAGTCGGTTTGTTGTGCTCACCGAAGATTTCGCATCCACTTTCAGTTGAACTTTTCTTAAATAGCAGTTTATCGGTGAAGACTTCGAATCTCCCATCAAGCGTAGAAGAGCTACCATTAGCTGGATTTCCAATCCAATGCTCTATTACGGCAGCACCGGTACCACCAACGCCCATATTTAACCAATGGTCCACTCCATTGATAATTCGTTGTTTACCAATCATACTGAAAGCATTTGAGTTATTGAATATGACAGCTCCTTTCAACGTTCCACCAATCAGAGGAAGGAAGCCGTTTTTATGTCTTGCGAAAGTAAACGGTGCTAAATTCGTAGTACCATCAGCCAAATAAGAAAGGATAGAGCATAATTCATAGAAAGCATATTCTTGACCTTCCGAATGATACGTACACGCTACGTTTACATACAGTGTTCTATTCTCCACTTTTTCAATTCTGACATACCAATAAACGTTAACATTCCAATTTACATCTGTTGCTAACTGCGCCTTTAAACTATTCGCAAAATTCGAAGTGTAAGGGGTGTAGAACCACAACATACTTCTAATAGGCATAGCTTGATGGATGGCTAAAAGATTAGCCTTCAAGTCCGTTTTAGACATACCATCCGTATCACTCAGCCCCAACTGTTCCAGCGAAGTATATGTCTTGATTTGATGATCAGCAGAAGGTGCAGCACCAATTTCCGATGGAGTAGGAAGCGGAGCGACTTCGCCAGTAGTATTTTCTAAAATATTATTCATATTTCACCCCGGTAATCTTCATAAAATCTTCCGCAGTAATCAACCCATCTTTCACCGCAGTACGTACACATTCAACAGTAATACGTTTTACACGATATAAAGTCCAAATTGCCTTTGCGTGAACGTTCATTATTTCACACCTCCAAGCATCATTTCATAAGCTTCTTCCAATGCGGTAAGTTTGCCCATCTTCACAGTAATTGTTCCATCTCTATGGTTGGTAATATCACCTGCAAGAACAAACTCAGAGTTGTCATATTCAACTTCCTTTTCTTCACCATCAACTTCGTATTTACGTACAATGCTCCAAATCAGCCCATCAATAAATAAACCGAAGGCTGCATCGTATTCCATTTCTAAAGTAATCGTCTTAGATTCTCTCCCGTCCCACTCTTTGTCGGAAATTTTTCCAACCACAGAAGCAGGATAGAGGGTGTTGTTAATTTTAATATAAGTCATTTTCAACCTCCGTTTATGCTATGCGATTGATGTATATGTTAGCTTCACAATAACCGCTACCAGTTTCGTATGTGTCCATAACGATTTCCCATTCTTTTGAATCTTGAGGAATTACAAATGCTGTTTCGTCTCCATATCCGGACATAAAAGTATAATACAACTCTCTGGGAGCATCGCCTTCATAATCAACGTACACTGCGCTGTTGTAATCTGGATCTACTTTCATTAAAACACGTAATCCAACAACGGTATCCGGTTCTAACACAATATCACTATCACGAGAATATTCTTCATTATTTACAACAACCGTTGCACAGTCCAGATCGCCAACATATCTAACATAAACCAAAACACCATTGACAAAGCTTACATCGTATGTCGTACCGTCAACAACAGCTTTTCCACCAGTAACGTTATATGTACTGCCACCAACAACAACATTTCCACCATTTACTTCATAGGCGCTATCGTTAATTACAACATTTCCAGCCATATCGTCACCTACTCATAAATCCAACAAATTTCGCCATCAAGTAATATGTCAAAATCAACAGTATCAGACGCATCACTACGACACAAAGCGCTATTTCTAAGCAAAATATGCTCGGGTGCTTGGTGTAAAGAATAAGCTCTCACATTATGCATATAAAATGTTTGAGCTGCAGTAGAGTCGGCATCAAAAATATTAGTTCTATTATTTGTGGCATATGAAGCTAACCTGTAAGACTCAGGGTTGTTACTAATAGCAGCGATACTTTCACTTACTTTAGATTCCACCATCTGATCGAAATCAACTTCACCTGTATACTCGGAAATATAGAATGCTACAGGAATATCGATAGAAGGTTTTTTACCATACGCACGGAGAACAAGAGTGTTGTTGTCACTCCAATAACCTACAGCAATATTCGCCTGTTGTAATGCCGTAATTTGATCGATTGTAGCGTCGCCAGATACAGCCAATTTTACATGGTCGGACGTATTGGTGTGGTTGGAAATAGAAATCTCATATTGGTATGGAGCACCACTTCCAGTCCAACCAGAAGAAAGTAGGGTATAAGTATATTCTTTAACAGCAGTGTTACCGCCACTACCTACACCGCCTACAACTTCCCAATTTTGACCATTAAAGTTAAGCAAATATGTTCCACCAACTTCAATAATCTTGTTACCAACAGATTCTCCTAACCGGGTAATAGGGTACGCGCCAGAATCATTTATATTTAAAGTAGGGTTTTCAGCAGAATTACCATTTACAAAAGTAACAGCGATAATATGATTTTGAGCTACGACATATCCAGCAACAGTTACAGTTTTTTCAACAGTTGCAGCGTCTGTATTACACACTGCACAAATCGCAGAACCATCATTACCTACGACCCTTCCCAAATCAACTTCTTGAATAGACATTTATATCACCATTTAGCTTTCATAAATTACAATTAAATGACCGTTATCATCAAGACGGAAAGAAGGTGTAATTCCATCTTTGCCATCACTTCCTGCAGGACCAACACTTCCAGAATCGCCTTTATCACCTTTTGGGCCTTGAGTGCCTTGAGGACCGCTTGGACCAGTAAGATTCCCTTTGGTCTGCCATGCACCATTTTGCTTGTAGTATACGTCGCCATTCGCAGCATTAAATGCCCAGTCTCCATCCGAACCAAGAGAAGCGGAAGGGGTAGAAGTTACTTCGAACATTTGAGAGCCAGATACCTTGCCCAAATCTAATTTATACGACACCTTCTTCACCCCCAATTTCATAGATCAGATGACCATCTTCATCAATGTACATATTCGGAACATTTTCGTTTTCAGTATTATATGCTAAAATCAAATGCCCCTTATCGTTAATACCAAGAGCAAAAACTTCGTTATTAGAAGGAATTAAAACACCATCTTTCCCTTTGGGAATGGCAAAATTCAACATCATATAACCATTGTCATTAAAAGTGCTTGTTACCTTTACATTTTCATCAGGAGGAAGAGTCTGTGAAGTGGTGACAAGGTGGTTATATTGAACATAATTTTTTAAGAGATTTTGAACTTCTAAAGTATCACTTTTCAACAGCAGCTGACGAACAATTTCTAACAGTTGTTCTCTCACACTACCAGAGCTTTCTTCGGTTTGACCCAATTCAGGAATTCCAACAGAAGGAATTGTACTATCTGAAATGTTATCTAAATTGCCTTCCATTGTTTCAATATTTTGATTAATAACTTCTTCGATTTTTTTGAAGTTATTATTCCACCGATAAGGGTCAATTAGATTACCGAAAGCCTCGTTATCATGTTCGACATCCAATCTTCGATTTTTGTTATATTCCAACCCCTATCACCTCACATCTCGAATACTCCAAAGGGTATTAATGTCATAAATTCTGAACGGTTCACCAACACCATTTTCATCAACCTTATCATTCTTAAAAATGTACTTTATGGTTCTGCCACGCACATCAAGATTAATATAAGGAGTTTTATACAAGTTTTTGTTGTTAAATCTATCTCTTCCCCAAACAGCAGTACCGAATCGGGAAATATTAGAATTGGCAATAGTATCCACTGTTTTTTCGTAATAGTCGATTTCAACAGAAACAGATACATCAGAGGTGAAATCGTCATATGCATGGGTACTTAACATAAACGACTTGAAATACTTATAATTTGCAGAATTGCCAAGATCAAATCGCTTTGTAAAATAACATGCATCGATAGGTTCGTTCATATCCAAATATATTTCAACATCATCCTTATAAACGGAAAGAACACCATCTGTACGTCCAACCAAAAGAGAGATACCTAATGAATGTAAAGCGGAAGATTTCCAACCTGTATAATAAGTGAACGCCTGATTGTCGTAATTATAAATCACTGTCAAATCTTCGTTAATGTTGAAATAGATTTCATTTCTATATGCAACCGTAGATGTTTTTACAATGCTATTTTGTTCGATATCAAAAGGATCAGAATAAATATCGCACTTCCACGGTAACGGTCGAGTCATTAAGTATTCCACATAGGTGGTAGGAGTATTCAACTTATAAAATCTCCCATCATACCCTAAGTAGATATAATAGTTATTAAGCAACGCTCCACAGTCAGTATTCATAAATCCAACAGTAGAGTCCATCTGTTTGATGTAGAACGGATCGTCACTTAAATCGAGATATTCAGAACTGCCGTAGAGAACATATATATCGTTATTTCTCCCAATAATCAGTGCGTCGTCGAACACTACCAAATCTACAATAGGTTTTCCATCTGGTTTGACTTGAAGATAAATTCCGGAAGGAAAATATAACGGTAATGGAGCTTCGGGAGAAAATGTAGAACAATATATTGCATGAGGTTGGGTGTTGTCTCCTGCAATGAAAATTCTATTTTTATGAACAACAATTACATTCGGAGAGTCAGGAATGTACGGTTCACCTGCATAACTATCAGCAAGTTCGTTGAGACACGGTTGATAATAAGCAACACCATTATCTGTATTCCACACTTCGCTTCCTTCTGTAGCTTTTTCAGAACCGGGATCATAAAATAGCACAGGGGCTAGAGTTACGGGAGTCCCGCTTAAAGAGTCACTAAGCGTAATATTTTTTCCACTAATAGATTTAATTGTAGAAACATAATTTGTTTCCTGCCCTAACGCACCGGCGGTAATATAAACCTTATCGCCTGTCTTGGTCTGCTCAGGAACATTATCAACAACAATAACGGTGGTAGAGACTTTCTCTGTAATGTGGGCAATAGGGGCTTTGATAACGCGATATACATTATTGCCATCGTACACCCATAAATGTTTACCATCTACAAAGTAATACATACCGTTATAAGTAACACCATGTACTTGACCTTCAACGTCGCATAACTTCTTTCCACCAATATAAAGTTCAGAATTAGTAGCTTGAACAATTTTTCCATCACCAAGTTGCGGAGCATATCTATCAACCCATGTAATCGAACCAGAAAGGGTGGGTAACGTTTCACAATACAGTGCAGTACCGGGTCTTTTTTCCATCAATGTATTACCAATGAAACGCATGTTGCGACAATCTGTAGATTCATTATCAGCAATTACAGTATCAGGTTCTACATTGTTTAATCCGCCGGCAAAGTTATCGACAGTCATTATCTGTTCTTGATACCAACTGCGAGTACTTTGGCGATATGGATTTCGAATATACGGTGTCGGCATTATACTTCACCGCCACATACGTCAAAATATGCATCTTTTACAAAATCATCTGTCCCAGAAGTGCCGGTAACAACTTCATCACCATTACCATTTACGCCATCGAAAATCTTCAGATTTCCACTTTCAATTTCAGCGATCATTTCAGCCAGAAGTTGTTCAAATTCATTACGCTTTTCAACACCTTCATAATGTCTCTCATCATGGTCGAAACAACGACTCGCTGCAAATAACGCCAGCATATAGTGATATTGGGAGGGAAGGTGAGTGGGTTCATCAGAACTATCCTGCAGATAGCCCATACCAGAAAAAATATTATGCTGTCTAATACGGTCGATGCCTTGGTTTACGAACATTTTAATCATAGTGTCGGAGAACACGTATGAGTTATTATCACGGGTGTAAAGTCGTGTCATATATACAATGTCAATCAACTGCATAAATGTTCACCTCAAATCATAGTATAAGAGGGGGCATTACACCCCCTCATATTTACTCTTTTGTGGTTCGACTAGGCAGTTGCGCCCTTAGAACCTACAATACCTCTCCAGTCAGAAACGCCATAGCTGAAACGCATATAACCTCTGTACTTAGCAACGAAGGTATCGAAGTCTTCGTCCCACTTAAATTCCGGTTTAATTCTCCAGAAGAAGTTCAGTTCGGCAATAGCGGGGTCCATGATGAACCAACACTTATCATTACCGCCTGCAGCTTCACCCAGATAGTCCATTACAACCAGATCCAGAGAACCCTTTACAGAGTTGATGTTGTTCAGCTCAGTATCAGCCAGCTGAGTAGAGTTCAGGATTTCCTTTGCAGTGAATTCCAGAGCCGGGGGAACGATCAGCTTCTTTGCAGATGCACTAATCAGATTACCTGCTTCGTCAACAGTTTCTCTCATGCACTGCATAGCAATCTTCAGGTTGGCAGTATTCAGGTCACCAGTTACCAGATTAGTACCTACACCAGTACCATCTACCAGCGGGTGGTCAGCAGCCAGCAGAGCCTTACCGTCGTAAATCGGAGTAGTAAACGCACCAGTCAGCGGCTTAATAGCTTCCTTTTCTACGAATGCTCTACCTGCTCTACCCATAGCTGCAGGGAACTTATTGATTTGACGATATTGTTCATCATCATACAATTCACGTTCAATCATAAAGCCCTTGGTAAATGCCTTATGTACGTAGGTTCTTTCCAGACCTGCGGACAAGGTATCGTATGCCACTTCAGACAGACCGTTTTCACGTTCTACCCAATCACCGAAAGCACCCAGGCCGTAGTCGGTTTCCTTAGCCTTAGTAGACTTATTTACCTTATAAATCTTAGAGAATTGTTCCGGTACTTCAGCATAAGATTCGAAGAAAATCTTTCTCAGACCGGGTTCCAGTAACTTACCAAAATTTTCACTTACGTGAGTATTAGTAGCAGTCGGTTGTACAGGAGTTGCCATGTACTATTTCACCTCATATAAAAATTAGTTATTCATCCATTTGATGTACTCGCTTTCCGACATACCCATAGCAGTAGCAACACGCTTTTGCTCGGTAGTCAACGTTACCTTTTGTTCTACAGTAGGAGTTTGACGGGTATCTACAATTGTACCAACAGAATTCTTCTTTGCTTCAAGTTCTGCCAGTAATTCAGCCTTTGCCTTAGCAATAAGAGCGGCTTCGTCAACACGTCTATCCTCATAGCTGATGATTTTATAAACAGATTCAAGGTCATCAGTACCCATTTCAGTAGCTTTGTTGAACAATGCAACTTCATCAATTTCACCGTACTTCTGCTTTAAAGCGGATAACTTCATATCAGTCTCCATAGCTTTCTGATTGTAAGCTAACTGTCTCAGCAACTGATTTTCCTGTGTGGGAGCAGTTTGATGGACAGTAGATGCTGGGTTTTGATCAGCGTTCTTCAGCGCCTGAATAATATGGGGGTTAGCTCGTAAATAATTGTACAGGTCTAACGCATCCTTATTTTCAGCGCGTTGTCTGGCGAGGTCTTGTGTCTTACGCGTATAATCGCTTTGACGCATATTACCAGATCGCCATTCCTTGATTTGTTCTGCGGTGACTTCTCCAATACCTTCTACATTAAATGTAGCCACACCAGAAGAAGTATCATCCACCGGTTCAGTAGTATTCCCTTCGGTTTGAGGGGCGACAGTTTCAACTACAGGTTCTGTCTGAGTAGGTTCTTCAACAGGTTGTACCTGGGGTTCAGCCATGGTATCCAGTGCAGTTCCTTTGTAATTTTCTAACATATTTTCCTCCTGAGAGTCCTTATCGGTTGTTCTCATTACTTTCTAACATTTCGACGATTTCAGGGTGTTGCTGTAACAGCAGTCCTAACTCCTCGTCACTCATATTTGCAATCTCCTCTAACAGTTCGGGAGGCAGCTTTCCAGACTTATCGATCTGCTTTTGCAGTGCCTGAGCTTCTGCCATACCTTGCTGATAGCCTTGATAACGCACATCATCTTCTCTCTCCTGAACATCACGCTGTTCCTGACGTTGCTGTAACTGACCAACAACACCGGAAACCTGTTGCAGCTGCTGAGAGAGTTGTTGCATTTGCATCATCATTTCATTATTAGCACCCTGCTGTTGCTGTTCCTGCATACGTTCTTCCTTCAACTTCTGGAAGTATTGCATAATGACTTTTTTATTAACATCAGGCAGATAGTCCAGTACGGCTTCTCTCGGAACACAGGGCATTCCGTCTTCAGCAGGAGTCTGCATCAGTCTTATCATTTGATCCAGCATACTTGCTCTGGAATTTTGCATAACAGAAGTGCCAACGATTTTTACAATATAATCATGTTTCAGTTGTTTTTCTGGTTCGATGGAAAGCATTTCATACTTGCCAGTCGGAGTCCCCGCATCAATGGTAGGATGCATTTCAGTACCAACCAGCTGCATCTTCGGTAACTGACTGGATTCATCCAATTCTCTGGGAACCAGTCTATTAAATGTCCAAAATTGTTTAATACGTTCCAACCATTCTGTGCCTAACAATCCAAGGGTATTTTCATGCAGCTTTACCTTCAGTCTTACTCTGATTTGTGCAGCTTCCTGCAGGGCAACAATCGCAGCTGCAGATTGAATACCGCTCGGAGTCTGACCACGGGTAACATCATGTACGCCAGAAACAACTTCAATATCCGCCTTTAAGGTTTCAATCATTTGCTGAACGTACATGGGCATCGACGGAGGACTGTCTCTACGAACTTCGGTGCCAGGATTCTTTCGAATAATCAGGCCAGGCCGGTTCGTCAATTCTCCCTTCGGAATGCCGGAATTCTTATCCAGAACCCACTGCATATTTGCTGTAGCCTTCGCATTATCAATTACCTGATTATACAGATCGTTGATTTGCTTTTGAGGGGACAGCAGCCATTTAACTTCACCCTCGCCCCAGAATTGGAAGGGGATGTTGATGTCTTTAAAGATGAAGAAGGGGAAGCGTCCAGAATGATAAGGGTTTTCCTTATCCTCTAAAACAACACCACATTCCGGAGCGCAGATAATCTTTCTTCCTCTCGGATACTTTACCTTCTTTTTCTTTGTACCATCTTCGTCTTCAAATTCTTCCATACTGTAGTCGCGACAATACATTTCCAACACCAGAACTTGGTTGTTGATTTTTGCGTTTTCATCCCTGTCGTTCACCAGTTCAGAATACTGAATATCCGAACCAACAAGATAATCTGCTTTTTCAGGATATTTTTGCTTCAGTTGAGCAACGTGCATATATTGGGCGTAGATGCAATATTCAGCATCTTCTACACAGGTGGCGAGAGGATCAGGATAGAAGTTGAAAGGACTTACAGGAATCGGTTTTACATTGCCATCAGCTTCTGCGTAAGGAGCTTTGTTATATTCGTAATTCAGCATCACAATAGAAGTGCCGATAACGAATGTATAAATGCTGTTAGCAAGTAATATTTCCTGCATATTTGTTCGATGCCATTCCCAATCAAGAATAGAGTTAATATCATTCGCATACTGCATACCATCTGCAGTTACAGGAATCGCTTCAAATTGGGGGTTATGGTCGAACAGAATCGGTCGCATAGATTCGATAGTAGAATATACGAAGTTACTAACGTGGTTCGTCTTATAAGACGGGCCATTTTGTTGTTCGTATAACGAATTATCCCAAGCGTTTAAATATTCCAGCCAACGCTCGGTGTAAGGAGCCTTTGCTAGCATTGCATCTTTGAATCGTTGAAGACAATCTGCAGCTAACTTTTTCTCCTTATCAGGAATTTCTTTAATATCCGACTTTCTCACCTCTGTTATTCACTATATTCTTCGCGCACATCGTCGCTTTCAAATAATTCATCGATGATTTCCGGAATATCAAATGTTTGCTTCTTGGTTAGATTCATAACACTGTCACGGGAGATTTCTGGAATATAATCTTGCCCTCGACCTTCTAAAAACGCCTGAAGGGTAATCGCCAACGCCATTACGCAGTCGTCATGTTTACCTTCCTGAGCATTTGTAGATCCGTTTTCTTCGATGATGTATGTATAAAGTTCTTCTACAATTTCAATGTCCCACAGACCAAGGAATTTTTCACGAATATACTCTGCCAATTTGTCGATGGCTAATGGTTTTGTTCTACGGTTCGTAGACCAACCAACTTTTTTCGTAATTTCGTCATTCACTTTATCGTAGGTTTTTGTGTAGAAAAGATTGTAATATTCTTCGTCCAAAATGGACTTAATAGTGGTAAGACCGTGGTTGTTATTTTCAGGAGCAATGTAGGCTTCGTTATATAACTTGCCGAGCTTCACCAATTCCTTACCGAAAAGGTCAGGGTCAATATGCCCTCTCCACTTGGCGCAAATGTTCAGATTTTCATCCATAACAATGCCAACGGAGTAGTCCCCTGTAGCAAGACCTTCAGCAACGTCGGCTCCAATACAATATTGCATACCTGCTTGGGGTTCGATGAAGATTTTTAACGACCCTTTGTCATGTTCTGTAATGGTGATTTTCTTCCCATTATCGTACAAGTCACCTTGATATTTCGGAGTGGTACAGGCCATCTCGTATTCCTTAACGGATTTCAGATTGAATTTCGGTCTACCACTGGCGATAAATGCTTCTTGGGGTGTAGCAGGATATTCCTGTTTAAACATATCCAAATCCCCACCACATTTGTTGGCAATAGTCTTCTTTCTCCAATTTAGCTGTTCATAAGTCAAACCAAATTGTTCTTTTAGCAACCACTCGTCGGTATGAACCAACTTCCCAGATGCATCAGGGTGCGTAGCTTCAACTTCCCGAATGAACGCATTTCTCTCTTTCTTGGTTAGGAAAGGGGTAGAGTAGTTCGGATCAGTAAACCACGGGAAGAAGATGGGGGTAAAATCATTTTCACCTGCGACTGCAGCATTCCACATGTCGTAGAAATATCCACCAATACCATTTGCAGTAGATTCCATGCAGACGAATGTATTCGGTTCATCGGGAACGCACTGCAACAGCGCAGTCATAGTGTTTTGCGGGTTGGGGAAGAATGCGATTTCAGAAACGTGGACATTATGGTACGTCCCGGAACGGGCAGTATCTGTAGTCCCCGCAGTAGCAATCGTAATCTTACTTCTCAACCCAGGGTTAGAAATCTTTTCAGCATCATCTGAGGTAGGGTTTTCGAATACGATTTCCTTACCGTTAGAGTACTTTTTCATCGGCCGAATCATCAGAGGACTCTCTTCATAAAAGAGCTTCGACATGTTGAAAAGATTTAATGTTGCTTTTTCCTCATGGGCAATGATAAGACTGTTCACCAATTCTCTGGTGGACGTATCATGGTAAATGTAACCTTCAGTAAAGGTGGACATACCCAACTGTCTTGCCTTGAGGATAATATATCGACCGGGCTTTCCGGCCTTTTTATCCGCTTCAATAATGTCGTTAAATCTTTGCTGAGCAACGTTCACTTTGAAGGGGACAAGTTGCGATTTTTTATTTCTGATTTTCAGGAAATTTTCCATGAACCAGAGTCTATCGTTACGAAGTTTCCATGCGAAGACTTGATTTCTATCTACTTCCAGAAGCCTTCACCTCTTCAAGAATGTCGGAAATATCGACATCTACAACCTTCTCCGGATCAAAGGAAAATTCCTTAATCGATGCTAAACCCTGTTCCAGAGTTGTCACCGTCTTATCCACTTTGATAGATTGTTGTGGTTTATGCCCCGATCTATCAAGTAAGTCTTTGGCTGCTTGGAACCGAACGTTATCCATGTTGCTATCCAACAGATCGTCCATAGTTCTCAGTGCTTTTACAGAGAGAGCTTTAAGGTTGCTTTCAATAATGGCGAATTCTCTTGATTGAAGTTCTGCAATTACGGCCTGTACTGCAGGATCCATCAACCACACACGAACGGTATTTTCAGAAATACCAATAATCTGTCCAATTTTACGTTGGGTGTACTGACCAGTCAACCACAGCATAATTAGACGGGTCTTCGCCGGTGTCAGCGTCGCCATAATTTCTTGAGGCAAACCAGAAAAGAGGGAATCAGTACCGGCGCTTAATTCGGTTGTTTCCGGGCTTTGAACCGGCTTATTTTCGCTCATTTTTCCTCCTAGTCTTCCTCATAAAATTCAGCCAATATTTCAAGGCAAATTTCTTCATATTTTTCGTATTCTTCTACTAGGATTTCACCGTAGGAACACGCAATTTCTTTTCGGTGCAGAATCTTATAAATCTCCCGCTGGATAATGTCGTAAATTTCGTTATTTTGATTCGACATGACCATCCTCTAAAAATTTCATAATTTTATCGAGATTGTTGCGGGTGAAAAGAATGTACATTTGCTTGGCAAGGGCGTCTACAAAACCCTCGTCGCCATTCATCGTATCCATCCCTAATTCGGACAGCATTCCGTGAACAATTTCGTGGAAGAAACACTGCTTCATGGTTTGTACAGGAACGTCACTGGAAATAAGGATGTGACAGCCCATTTCGTTGATACCGGCAACTGCATCCTCCAACCCTTCTGACTGCTGCAGCTTTTCTAAAGGACGCAGCTCCATATCATAGATCAAACTGCCAAGGTTTACTTTCATTTTTTTCACAGGGTAAATCTCCTATCTATTTCTTTTTCAAAATTATCCGTAATAATCTCAGTACCAGTGAAGTCCGCTCTGGGCGGTTCTACAGGCACATCGTAAAGCCCGTCTGCATCCTTTTGCAGTTCCGCAATACGTTGACGGAAAGCATCAACGTCGTATTTACCACGCAGCATAGACACTTCAGCAGGTTCTTCAATCGACGGAGCCATAGACTCTACGTCTTCTCTCAAACCAAGAGAAGGGTAGTGGGTTCGTAAGAACTTATATCCGGCATAGCAGTATTCTAAGACCCGCCCTAACAGGACAAGATCTAATAACAGTATGAAAATAACTTCTAAGAATCTGATCATCCAATCCCTCTTCTTTGGTTTGTATACGGTTATTACAATCAGCGAAGCTGATTGTAGAAGGAGCGTAGCTCCTTCTAATAAACAAACCAATAAAAAAAATATATTTAATTTGTTTGTAATTTTTAAAATATTTTATAAAACTCTGTCCCGTAGGGACTAAGTTAATAAACATACTCTCTATACTAGAGACACACACTTTTCGAAGCCAAATTATGCACGGGAACCGTAAAATTTCATAAATTTAATATAAATTTAATATTACGTTTACTGAATTGTATCTACAATATATACAATTGTAATATTTATGTAACATTTCAAACCAAAAAAAGACCCTTCCCGTAGGGAAAGGGTGTTGGTTGGCGGTTTGGGTAGGGGTGGTAGTGGCGGCTTAAGGGAAGTGTTTTTCGCGGCGAAAACCCTGCAGAAAAACCACCCAATATTAGATGGGTTTGTGGGGAAAATTTTGCACTAATTTTTTCGAGTTTTTTCGAGCGTATTCGAGAGGAAGTTGGAAAATTTTTGAGAGGGATTTTTGAACGGAAAATGGAACGGGTTTTGCTCAAAACTTTCCACGGGTAAAGTCCTGATAAGAATGTAGATATTTCTTTGGTTCGTTCCTGGGGAAAATGTTGGGGAAGGTGGATCGTGTTACCTGTGGTAACATCGTTCAACAAGCGCAGCTTGTAATTGGGCAACCATGGGGAAAACTATTGGGAAATGTGTTTAAAAAAGTAGACCCTCTGTCGGTGTGTTCGGGTGTAAAGAAGTATCAATATAATCGCCTGTAACCATGTGAGGAAACAAGTACCTAATCATTTGTCCCCGCCCGGTGGGTTTAGGGTGTCAACACCCCTCCCCACCCTAGGAAGAAAATGTTGAAGACAGAGTCTTCTGTTTATCTGTATGGGTCTTGGTTGGGGCAGACTTTTGGGGAACGTGTTTGGGAACATTTGGACTCTACGAGTCGTCTCCCATTCACCTCGTTTTGGGCACTTCTCTGCGAAACTTCACAGTATATTTACACACCATTTTCGTTTTTGAAACGCATTTTCTACAACGCTTTCCGTACATTTTTCACCAAACCAGAGCATCATTTTCGACAATTGTTTCTGTATATTTTCTTTATTGTAATCTCCTCGTAGACTCCGGAGCTTACAAGCCAGCGTTTCTTATTTTTTTTATTTCCAAACCAGAAGAATATATCTACGTTTCTATGGTTTGATCCGGCGTTAGGAATGATGGATGGATGATGGATGAAAGTGGTTCAGCTGGATGTCAGTCAGAAGGTATGGCTTCGATGGTAGGAGAGTCGCCTTCAGCTACCCTCTCTTGGTTTGATGAACCACTTTGCTGATGTCCATTTCTGCACTCAGATGAACTCCGCACTTGACATACTCTAGGTCACCTTCACATCTACGTCAGCTTCAGTCTGCCCATACATAGAAAACTCCCTGCGTCTTCACGCAAGTCTGTCATCTCGCCGTCCTGTCCACCGTATTCCTCACTTCCATCTCATCCGAACTTGTTCCAGACTGGGATACTTTTTCGTCCAACTGCCTTATGAAATTCTCACCTTCTGCTTCGCAAAGAACTTCTTATTTTGTTCAGTACTTTTCGTCCATCCGTACCAAATTTTTCTCTTTTTACTCATGGTCATGTTACCGTCCTTTTCTTATCCCTCTTTTCGTTGCCTTCACAAAAATCTTAACGTGTACCTACGCTATACCTGCTTCTTGTCTTATCAAGGGACTCCGAAAAATATTTTTCTTTATTTTAAGAACGAGAAAAGGCGCCCCGAAGGACACCTTTCTCAACACTAATTTTCATTCATAAGGTAATTATGAATATCTATATTTTACAAAGCGCCTTTCTCAAAGTCAATAATGTTGAAAAATATTTTTCAAAGCCTCCCCTTGATTTCACCTGCAAATCAGGTATGCGTTTACGGCACACTAATTTTTATGAAGTTCCCCGAAGAGGGGAAAAGGAGGTAACATTATGAGTAAAGAAAAAAAGGAAAAATTTGATGGATGTCCGGTACTGAACAAGAAGTTCTTTAAGCTTGCAGAAGGCGTTCATAAGGCAGTTTTATTGGACTACAAAGTATCCAATTATATGTCTGGAACTAAGATTCGTCTGAGACTTCAGCTCGATCATACGAATGGCCATGAGGCTTCTGACATCCTTTCGGAAGGACGTTGGGAGTATTTCTACAACTGTATGGTCAGACAGTTTCAGCGTGACTTCGATTGCTTCGGTGACCTTTTAGAGCATGCCAAGACGCACGAGTTCATCGTTGAGTACAGGGACGATCAGCAGTGGGGTCCTCAGTTCAGTTATAGAGGGTAGCTTCGGCTACTCTCTTTTTGGTTGTTGTCAGTTGAAAGGAGATGATGTAGATGAAGAAAGCTTTGATAGTTTATTGGCCTGCGATCGCCAGCACAAGAATAAAACAGAATAGTCTCTTGGTTCGCTATCGTGGATGCTGCCAGCGTTACAGATCCAACCAGAGCAACGCAGTCGTTAGTGGCAATTCCACAGGGATTCACCTAGGCGATGTGCTCATAATTAAATTAACAATTCATTTAATTCACTCTAATTCAATTAGAGTGTTTTTAATTTACTAATAAAAAAAATAAAGAAGGAGATTAAGACTATGAAAAAAGAAACTATGAAATTAACAAGACTTTATAACAAATTGGACAATGAAAGAGAATGGGCGGACATGCTGGCTCAGTACATTAAGGAGCTGAAGTTCAAGTATGACGCGGAATCGATCATGAATCTGGAATACCTGCTGGATGAAGCAATAGAGGTGTTAAATGCCATTGAAAAAATTAAGATTGAAATCGAAATCGAAAGAGAAAATAGTATCTACTATTGCTTTAAGAACAGTGCAATTAAGAGTGAAAGAATATGCATTTCTGCTGGCTTGAATATCAATCATGGCAAAATGATGTTCTAAATATAAAGGAGGAGAAAGAAATGAAGGAAAATAAGTTTGTAGCAATCAATAGTGAAACTCAGTCCATCTTAGAAAGAGATTATAACGCAGGAAATAGAGCGTTTGATAGTGAACCTGCTACTGAACGAATCAAGGATGCTATCAGAAGAGCAGCTAATATTAGAGGTTTAAGAGTTGTTGTGGATTTGGACAGTCTGACCAATGGAGAGGCAAGGGAACTTTTGGAAGATGTGAATGAAATGCCGTTCCCGCCCAGCAAAAAGCAGATCGAACTGATCGAAAAGAATTGCAAGAGGTTGGGTGAACCGATGCCGCCGTTAGAAACATTGTCTGGTGGTCGTAATGGAACTGCAAGTAAGCTGATCGAAGAACAACTTGAGCGCATTGCGTTATTACCGAGATTGGCTACTGAAAGAATGTGGAATTTGGTAGAAGATTATTCCAACTGTATGGAAGAAGGAGTAGACATTAAAGCCGATGAACTAATTGCAAGAAAAGAAGCTGGAGCAGAACCCGAATATGATGAAGTAAGTGATTTTATTGGTTGGGCAGCTCCAATTGTAGGAGAATGGCGCGATAGAGTAGCTTCAAAAGAACAAGTAAAAGCAATGATTCGTATTAATGTAAGAATGGGAAATCCGTATGATGAAAAGATGTTCAAAAATGTTCCGAGAGAGCACGCTGAAGAAGTAATCGAAAAGTTCAACAAGGAATACAGAATGATCATGATGGACAAAATGTTCCAAAAAGTAGAGGCATACGACAACTTCAGAAGAAAAGAAGTAGATGTAAAGACACCAGAAGACAACGTAAGAAAAGAATTGGAAAAATTACTGGTGAATTTGAATTCTGTAGCAGGAGATGATGATAACATCGAAAGAGCTGAAGGCTACGATATGGAATATATCAAAGAACGTGTTGATCACGCCTACGAAGTACTGTTAGCAGAGGCGGTAGGTTCTCCTGGAAAAATGATAGGTGCACTGAACACTATTAAACAGATTGTGGATAACTGCACAGTTCTGACAGATGAACAGAAAAATCAGTTATTGTTTGGATAGAAATAAAAATAGAGAGTCGGGAAACCGACTCTCCTTCTTTTTATATAGGGGAGCGAACCAATGAGAGAATTCTACACCACATACGGTTATATAAAAGGTAATATCGAATACGCCACAGAATCTGAAGCGGAGGGAGAAGAAAGTGATGTGCTTTACTAAAAAACCAACAATTACAATAATTCTTTTTTTGGATAATATCTATCACATGGCTTAGACTCTCCCCAACAATCATCGGGACCATCACGATGAACACAAGCTTTGCACTCAGCACATATATTAGAAGAAAGTCTATCATAATCATCCATTAATTCCTCATTAGTAAGAGGTAATTTATGATAATAAATAGCATCTTCCTTTGTGATAAACAACGTTTTACCAACAGCAGCCATACTACGTTTTACAGTGCGATTATTCCACCGAACCATAATAAAATTATCAATGTGATCAACATGGGTTACTTCAACAGTATGATAGGATTTATATTTTTCATAATAAAAATATAAAGTTTGTCCGGGATAAAGTCTATAGTCAACCATATTGTAACCTCCATTCAATTATCTGGATCAACTTTACCAAATAACCGCAAAGCTAAATTAGATATGTGTTCTGTGTCACCACAATCTAAAGACCTAGCAATCTCCCATAATGTCACTGCTTTATCGTGATCACCGAAATCTTCGCAGGCAGCAGATAAAGATGTAGTAAGTTCTTTTGTAAAAATATTTGTGCCATAAATTTCATAATATTTCTGAGAAAAGTTATAAGACATTTTGGGACTATTTACAAGGCGATAGCACGCAGATAGTTCTGGAAGAAGACGTACAACATTTTCAATAGAAGAATCCAACTCTAAGAAACTAACCATAAGAGAAATAGCATCATTGAATCGATTATGAGAACGCAGCTCAAAAACCTTGTTGGTAATATCTTGTAATTTATTACAGATACATTTATGTGAATACGAATTGCCTGAACAATCATATTCAAAGAAATTGTCCTCTACATATTCAGATATCATGTCAGAATAATCTGCGCCATCAAAATCATCTTTATTGTACAATTCATATTCGTCATGATAATGTTCCTTATTCTTCTTATCGTTGAAAAAGATGGACATAATTTTCCTCCGAAAAATTTTTCTAAAAATATTTTATCATACCGTGCATAATTTGTCCTTAAAAAACGTGTGTTTTATAAAAAACATAAAACGACGACTTCGGAGGAAGTTTTATGTTTACAACTGAATAACAGGAATAGAGTGCAACCCAGAAACCCCTCTCGTAATGTAATCTCCACCTTAACTTGTCAATATAGTACATTCTGGGCTGCATTGTGTTTCTGTTATAGAAACTTTCATTTTCTGTCGAGGGTACAGACTACGGCTTTTCTTCACTTTTGTCCGTATAGTGCCTCCTGATAATACATAACTGTACCCTCGCATCCTCCAAACCAAGAAACAAAACTTACCCCGGCGTAGGTTTTGATATATATTTCAACGAATTTCCAGCCTTCTTATGGTTGGATTTTTTAATTTATAAAAGAAAGAAGGAGAACATTATGAAAGCATTATTACTGAACCCGCATAAGGGATTCGAACTCGTTGAAGCAAACGGGTTAAACGACTACTACAAATACCTGGAATGTGATTGCATCGACATCACAACAGCAATGGTGAATGGGAACGTAGTCAACATCATTGTAGACGACGAAGGATTGATGAAGGAAAATCCGGTTTTAAGCGCGTTTTACGTTGATGAAAACGAAACAGAATGGGAAGGTGCATTGGCAGGTAACCTTCTCTTCTGTGGAGAGGCGGATGAAGAAGGTGAATTAACAGACATCAGCAAGAAAACTGCTATGTACCTGCTCACCAGAGTAAGATCCAGAGTAACTTATGATGAAGAGAACGGCCACGAACTTATCTGGCACGTTCTTTTAAATTATTATTAAACGCACAAGGAGGTATATGAAAATGTGTAAAAAGGTAATTTATCCTGAAATGAATCAGGAAGTAAGAATGGAAGTAATCAACGATGTTCTTTTATTCTCAGTAGTAGATATTGCGAAATGTATGTGCGTCCATCCCAATGCACTAGCTCCACACAAATATCCTATCCCTCACAACAGACAAAAGTTTAAGGATATTAAAACAAACTATAAAATTGTAGGTGTTGATAAGAAATTTGTTCACTATGTAGCGAACAGGTCTCGAAAAGACTATTCTGCGTTCCTTTCTTGGTTCGATCAGGTATATGAGGAAAACCGTCCAGCACCTATTTCCGAAACAATCGTAGCACCTACTGATGTACCGGCAGTAATGCAGGGTTTTGATAAGGATAAGCTGAAAGCGTTCTTTGAAGGCGCACAGGAATTTTTCGGTATGTGTGCTAAGTTAATTGCATAAACTTCACTCCTTCTTTTAAGTATGGGTGGTGGAAATTGAAAAATATTTTCACCACTCGATGCTTTTTTTGAAAAGAAGTTACGTGTATTAGATTAGAACGAACCACAAAGAAAGGAGAAACAAAATGAATGTAGTAAAGTCCGGAGGACAATATCAGATTTATAAAGATGGATTACAGACATATGATAGATTGCCGTGTCAGGCGTATGAAGTTCACTTCAATAAGTTCATGGGGTTCTATCTAGTAGATCATAACGATCTGAAAGTAGAAGAAAAGGTATACGGCACATACCAGTTAAAGGTGGATAAGATTCTGGCGGCATTTGAAGATATGAACCGCAACATGGGTGTCATTTGCTCTGGTCCGAAGGGAGTAGGAAAGTCGCTGTTTGCCAAGCTTCTGGCTGAAAAAGGAAATGCAGAAGGACTTCCGTTAATCATTGTGAAAGAATATATTCCAGGACTGGAAAACTTTTTATCTACAATCGAGCAGGAAGTGATCGTACTCTTCGATGAATTTGAAAAGATGTTCGAAAAACCGGAAGGTCAGAATTCCTTACTGAGTCTGTTAGATGGTGTAGATAATGGCAAAAAGTTATACGTCATTACTTGCAACGAAGTAAACAAACTCAACACATATATGCTGAATAGACCCGGCAGATTCCACTATCACTTCAAATTCGAAACTCCGAGTAAGGAAGAAGTAGAAGAATACATGAATGATAAATTGGATGATGCATTCAAAATTCACATCGCAAAGCTGTCGAATATGGCTGAAGTTATGAATTTTACATATGACTCTCTCCGCGCCATTGCATTTGAACTGAATCATGGATACAGCTTAGAAGAAACACTGACAGACCTAAACATCAAAATCGATAACGTGAATAACGTAGATTATGAATTAGTTCTTTGGTTCGAAGATGGAAAGCGCCTTACAACAGATGATGTTTACTATTCTGTTGATAAAGGATGGTGCAACCGCGAAGTCTGGACACTCGATAAGGAAAACCATTGCGAATATAGCGTAAGATTGTGCTATGAAAACGTAGTATACGACTTCAAGGATGAATTGATTCAGGTTCCGTTAGAAAGCATTAAGTTTGATTACTACTGGGACGACGTAGAAAAGATCGAAAAACGTGATCCTGAAAAGGCGGAATTTTTAAAGAACAGAAAGCCGGTCAGCGCACACATCCAGAAGAAGGTAAAAGTAAAGAGAAACTGGTATGCGTTCTAATACGAACCATAGAAGGAGATAACTAATGAAAAGATTACGAAGAATATGGAAAGATAACAAGGTGGCGATCCTCTGTCTGGCATTAGTCATGGCGTTGAACATAGTAAACATCATCTCTGCACACAGAATTGATGATCGCGAACAGGCCATTGGCGAAGCATACAACACCATTGAATCTGCACTGTATGAAATCAATACAGTTCAAGAGTTGGTTGACGGACAAATCCGCTACCTCGATCACATCTACTCAACTGCTGAAGAATATGGTGTTCCACCGGAAGTAGTTGTTGCAGTAATGAAGGTTGAATCCGACTTTAACCCTGATGCGGTCTATGGTAGATGTTATGGACTGATGCAAATCCATGATACACATTGCGAACCGTGGAGCGTCACCACCGAGGATTTGTTAGATTTACGAAAAAACACAACTATTGGCATCTCACTTCTTTCTGGTTTGATGGATACTTCGGACAACCTCACACAGGTGCTTGGCAAATACAACAGAGGTCAGGCAGGCTACGCTAGGTACTGTGCCGAGGTTGGCTCCGAAGTTACATCCTACTCGAAAAAGGTGGAAAATATTTTGAACGAATGGAAGGAGTAGAAAATGAATGTTGCAGTTGACTTATGGGGCATGAAATTGGGAGAAAGGGTATGTAATATTTCCTGCAAAAGGCGAATGAATATAGATGATGTAATGGATGCAACACACCGAACAATGGAAGAATTAGGCGCAGTATCGGAAATGTCAAGACTGATGCCCGTCACAGCGTTTTATGTAGGTGCATTTATAGATACAACTCTTGGTACAGGTAAGGATCCTTTTGATACAAGAATCGTCTACTGCTATAATCAGCTTTTTTATTACGAATCGTATGTAAGAAAAGATATTAAAGATAGTTATAGTTATGGAAAAATCACAGCAAATAACTTCTGTAGAAAAGGACTTCTTTGTTATAATTACGACCCTTTATATGATTATCGAGAAGGTATGCAGAAAGTAAATCATAATCATTGGAGTGATGGATACTATGATGTATTGAATAAAATTTTAAAACATTGGACAGATTTGAAAGCCCAGTTTGTAAAAATTGAAGGCGATTATTGGGATTTAGCTGGGTTAGAAGATATGGTAATTACGCAAGAAACTGCGTAAAAATATAACAAACATTAACTAAAAGAAAAGGAGAAAAAAATTATGAACATGATTGAAGTAAAGATTGGCGTATTCCCCGGTAAGATTAACACTTACACTCTGGAAGAAGGAACCACTGTAGAAGAAGCTCTGAAGATTGCAGGACTGTCTGTAGGTGCAGAACAGGAATGTAAGCTGGATGATGAAGTAGTTGATATGGACTACGAACTGGATGAAGAAGCAAAAATGCTGCTGATCACCAAGAGAATGAAGGGTAATGCAATTCTGTAATAAGAATTTGTTATAAGAGGGCGGGAATAACACCTGCCCTCTTTTACACCCAAAACCAAAGGAAGGAGTAGGACGATGTTAAATTTACAAAAAATCAATGAGGAATTAAATTATTTTGGCTTACCGTTGATAAATTTTTTCTACGCATTTGAATACAAACAGATTTATTTTAACGAAAAAGAATTAAGCAAAAGAGACGATGTATTTGTTGTCTTTATCGATGTACGTGATGTGCATTTGTATGAAACGTCGTCAACAATGGTAAAAGATTTTGGAAAAAACAAGGTAGTATTTGCAGATAAAATCGTTTATTTCGGTTTGAAATATAACGTTACAGAAGATTTCTATTCACATGGTAATGAAATTGTAAATAAATATTTAAACAATATTGACATAATTGAGTTGTTTATTACAGAAGAAAAACACGAAAAATTTTTAAACACATTAGCGGAAAGAGAAATTATTGAAAATTTCACTAAATCATTCGAAAGGCAGCGTGAAAATATCAAAGCTCAAATCGATCAAAAAAATAACGATAAGAAATATTATATGAGAATTGTAGCGGATCTTGTAAAAGACATCGATGATTTACGTTCCAGATATAATCAAAAACTTGTTATTGATGAACTTGTTACAAAGCTCAGAGGCGAATTAGATTTGATCAGAAAGCACAAAGCAGTAACCAGCATTACATTTGATAACGAATGCATTGAAGTAAAAACAAACACACTGTATATGAATGAACCGTATACAAATAGACGCTACCTTTTAGGTAAAATGCTATTCAAATTTAACATCATGGATGGTGACTGTTATTTTGAAAATTTAACAGAAGATAGAAGCAATTATTGGGGTGGTGGTGCACATCCTCATGTAGATGAATGTGGTTATGCTTGTCTTGGTAATGCAGAAACCCAAATTGCTCAGTACATAATCGAAAAGGAATACTATGCAGTATTTCTTACAATTATGAGCTTCCTTCAGACCGCAAATATCGACGACCCCGCAGGTTACCACATCAGCGAATGGGATGAGGTTGATAAAGATGGCAACATCATCAACCAGGGGCACGCTCCAACCAGGAATGAATATAACGGATATGGCGATACAGACGAGGGGAGTAACGAATTAATTGAATGCCCTGTATGTGGTAATGAATTTGAAGAGGATAGTGGATATGCATGTTGCGATTGTAATAATGAAGTGTGTAGTGAAAACGAATTGCATGAAACAGTAGATGGTGAATGGGTATGTGACAATTGTATTAGAGATAATTACATTTGGTGCGACGGATGTAATAGATATGTACTTGCATACTTAGCGTTCAACGTAGATGACAATCATTATTGTCCGGACTGCTATCACGATAGATATGGAGAAGAGGAGGAAGAGTAATGTTTAATTCATTAAAGAAATCTGCAAAAACAACAATTCAAAAAATGCTACATGAAGAAGATTACAAAACTCCTATGGTTGGAATTAAGATGGAAGCATTGATGAAAATGTCGGCATACGTCTCCATCAGTCAGATCGAATTCGGTTGGTTATGCGCATCGATGCGACTGCAGGATAATAATTTTTACATTTACGAAACCTTCTGTTGTCAACAGGAAAACTCCGGCGTATCCAGCGACTTACGCGAAGAAGGATTGCAGGAACTGGCGCAGAGATTAATCAAGGAAGGCAGAGAGGATGAATTAAGCAACATTCGTACATGGGGTCACAGTCATGTAGATATGCAAATTAGTCCTTCAGTTCAGGATGATGAAACCTTTGAAGAATACTATAAAAACTGTGATTACTTCATCCGCATCATTATGAACAAAAAGAACGAAATCTGTATTGATGTTGCTGATACAGAAAGAGGTGTTATTTACTACGATGTAGATTGGTTTGTCCTCGAACCAGAGGAACTTCAGATTATGAAAACAGATTATGAAATAGCAGCCAACAATTTAAAAGAAATGAAAGATGCTATTGATGCTATTTATGCAGCAGCAGAAGAAGAGGCTGAAACAACTGCAAAAGAAGAATATGCCAAGTATGTAACAAAAGAATCCTTCTTATATCATGCCGGGGAAAAGCTCCATTCTCCTGCGTATGGATATGAAGATTACGAAGATGAATATATGTATGCTCAATATTACAATGAATGCGCTAAGATTTCTGTTAAAATCGGTGGACAAATCTACAGAGAGTACATTGATGAAATTCTGGATGAAGATGAATTGTACGATCTCTATGGTTTGGATGCTGACGACCTGAAGAAAAAGTTACAGAAAGATGATCGTTTCAAACACTATTCAAAGGAAGATTGGAAGGATTTGGAGTGGGCGTTATACTTTGTAGCAAACGAATACGGCTTGTGTAAATATACAGGAGGTACAGCAGCATGATTTTAGATTATTCGAAACAGGAAGATTTAATTAAAGTTCAGAATTTTAACCACCGTATCAATGTTATCGGTTGTGGAGCACTTGGTTCATGGTTGACATTCTTTTTACTGAAAATGGGTTTTAAGGATGTTCACGTATATGACTACGATACGATTGAAGAACATAACCTTCCCAATCAAAATTTCGAAGAATCTCAAATTGGATGCTTAAAAGTCGATGCGATTGCGAGTATCTATAATAGATACTTCAATGATGAAGAATATAAACGCTTAACCATCCATAACGAGAAAGTAGATGAAGAAATCGCCTCTACAATGAAAGGTATCATCTTCTGTGGTGTGGATAGTATGAAAGCTCGAAAGATGATTTATACGCACTCGTTTAAATACGGCTTAGCTGATTTGTGGATTGAAGATCGTATCGGCTTATGGGGAGCTTATGTTTACATGCTGGACAAGGCTGATCCTGACTTCATCGCCAAGGCAAAGAAATATGAAGGAACATTATATGATGACGTTGAAGCAGAAGTGTCCTCTTGTGGAATAAGCCAGACTGGACTTCCCGCTGCTGTCAACGCCGCCAGTGTAATGATTATGGAAATGATTCGTTGGTACAGAAACGAAGTTGATAAGTGGAGAATCGAATATCAGATTCCCGAAATGTATGCAGTGACGGAATAGTTCCGTTGGAGATGAAAACTATTTGAGCTTAAAGGCTGTAATTGAGAAATGGAGAGGTAAAGATGTGGAATCTTTACTAAGAGATATGTATATCACGCAAAACATGAGTATGGATGAAATTTCAAAAGAACTCTCTATTTCTATTGGTATTGTTCACCGATGGTTGAACGAATACGGCATATCAAAACAAAAATGCTTATGGAAATGAAAGCGAGGTAAAACGATGTTTAGAAACATTCAGGCTGAAATTGCAATGTTAGAACAGGCTATTACTGCTAATGAAGAAGTAATTGAAGAAGCCAAGGAGCGAATCAAGGAAATCAACAAGAAGATCAAGAAGTTAGAAAAGATTGCTGGTGATCTGAAGGCTATTTTCAACGAAGAAAATGAAGCAACACCGGTTGAAGAACCCGCTGCATAGTGGATAAACTTCTATTTATTTACGATAACTTAATGACCGTTGATGAACAGGTTTTGGCAGAGATACCATTAGAATTTCTTTCTCTTGGTCAGATGCAAGGTCGATTACGATGGTTCAATGATACTAAGAAACGACGCTTATTTGCCGTACCAAACAACGGATACTCAACAAAAGTTATCTACGGCGGTATTTTTTTACTGAAAGAATACGAACACTTCATGCACAAACTGCATAGCTACTACCATAATTCTTTCCCATACACAAACCGAACCATAAGAGAGGATATGTATGTGTTGACACCAGTTAGCGTTCGACCTCTAAAAATATCTTCTCTTTCTGGTTTGGCAAAAGGGGAATACGAAGTAGGCGAAGCAATAATGTGCGAAACATTTATAGGAAACACGATGAACCCGCAAATAAAAAACTCAATGAAAAAACGATATTACGAACACAAGAACATCTACGCACCGTCATACTTACAGATGGTCAAGGAAAATTACAACACTAAGGAGGAATAATTATGGGTTGGAATGATGTAACAAGAGAAAAGAGCGAAGATAAAGATAAGTTACAGTATACAAAGTTTGAACAGGGTAACACTTTGATTCGAATTTTGGACGATGAACCTTTCAGCTTTTGGCAGCATTGGTTGACCAAACAGAATACAAGTGTAAGTTGTATGGGTAAGGACTGTCCCATCTGTGGTGTGATCGCACAGCAGAAGGCTGCAAACGAAACACCGCAGTACAATTCTACTCAGAGACACGCGATCCGTATTTGGAATTACACCACTCAGAGAATGGAAATTCTGATTCAGGGTCGTTCTTTCTTCACTAACCTGTTAGAACTGCATAAGGAAGTAGGTGAACTGAAGACTTACGACATTAAGGTAATTCGTAAGGGGCAGGGTAAGGATACAAAATATGTATTGTTACCGGCTGCTCCTGCTGAATTCCAGTACGCCGATCAGTGCGAAGAAGTTGATATGAAGGAACAGTTCAAAGCGCCGACCAAGGAAGAAATGCTGATGCTGATGGAAGGTAAGACTTGGACAGAAATCAATGAAGCAACAAAGCCTGCAGCGTAAAGAACTACTAGCATATTTTATCACCTCCTGCAATGTGGATAGAAACAAGGTAAATTGGGGGTTCCAGATGAAACTCTTGAACTCCCTTCTTACCCAATACACATTAGAAGAAGTAAAATTCGCTATAGATTATTATGTTCAGCAGGGTAAGGAATTATATTCATTAGGCTTTTTAAAATACGGAAGCAATATGGATAAACCAGTTTCCTTATACCGTGTAGAACAAAACGTAGTAAAAGAAGGGAGCGGTGAGCGAAATAGAAAACGAATGGAACTCAATAGTAAAACCCAACGTAGAACGGACGCTCCTGAGTATTTGTTTACAGGAACCGAATAAGTTAATCGAAGCAAAAGATCAGGATATAAATGGTGCTATGTTTCTGATTGAAGCAAACCGCTATATCTACTACGCTATCGATTACTTATATTCCAAAGGGCAAACACCAACACCACTTGCCATCATGGAAGTATTAAAAGATAAACACGCTAAAAAAGTCTTAGAAGATTTTGGTGGTGTGGAATATTTAACAGTGCTTTCTGAGCAACGTATCAATGCAGATAATATCAATATCTTCTGTCAGAAATTGAAACAAGCTTATACGCGAAAAGAATTGTATGAGTTATGCGAAAAAAGTAAGGAAGAATTACTGTCGGATAAAGCAGAAGTTTTAAACCCGACTGAAATCATTTCCATCTTGGAAAAACCGATAGTGGATTTATCTGCAAAGGTACAACAAACCAAAGAGATATACAAAATGGGAGATTCTGCTGAAGAAGTATTAGAACTCCGTGCAGAAAATCCTAACTCTGTTCCTGGTTTGGAAGTAGGTTGGCCTAAGTTCGACTACTACACAAATGGTGGACAACCTGGGGATTTAATTATGGTGTGCGCTCGTGCCAAAACAGGTAAGAGTACGATTCTTACAAATTGGGCTACAAAGTTATCTGTTTACGATCAGTTGCCTACATTATATTTCGATACAGAAATGAACTCACGTCAGCAAGAAGATAGAATACTTTCCATCCTATCTGGCGTACCACATAAAGAGATTGTTTCTGGAATGTATGTAATGGATACGGAAAACGGAAAAGCATACGAAAAACGTGCAAAACTTGCTGCTGCAATCGAGGATCTCAAGGCGGGTAACTATTACCACATTTATATGCCAAACTTCACCATTGATAAGGTGAATGCAATTGCAAAAAAATTTAAGACACAGTACGACATTCAAAGCATCTTTTTTGACTACTTAAAATTCCCGTCCTCACAGATAGGAACATTAAAGTCGGTACAAGAATGGCAGATGCTTGGATATATTGCTTCTGGTTTGAAAGACTTAGCAGGTACATTGGAGATTCCAATCTACAGTGCGTGTCAGGAAAATCGCAACGATCCAAAATCAAACCAAAAGGATGAAAGAAATGTAGGTGGTTCGGATAGAATTCTCCAACTTGCTTCAAAATTAATCTTTCTTTCCAACAAATCTGAAGAGGATATTGTTAAGGAAGGACGGTTAAACGGCAATCAGGTAATGTATATTGCATTCCAAAGAAATGGAGAAAGTGACTGCCCACCCATCAACATACAATTTGATAGACCTAGACTAACACAATATGAGGTATGACTATGAAGAAAGACATCTTAGAAATGTTAAGAGAAGTCGCACATGCAGCTGAAAACGGAGCAGTCATTGAAGTGATTGTTCATGCAGATGATTGCGAATGCGAAGATGAATGTGAACATTGCGAATGCGAAAAGGAAACCGAAGAATCCTCTACTGATTCGGAAGAAACCTTAAAAGCAGTAGTGGACAAGTTCAAGACAGAAATGGCGATTGCTACCCTGTGTATGCATGAAGCCAAGGTACTGACAGAAAAGGTAAACTTTGTTGTAGAAGAAAACGGCGAAGAAGGACTGGCTACTGTAAATGACGTATTGGAATTCTGCAGTCGCCATCACAAGGTAATTTTAAAGGCTAATATGAAGTAGGTTTTTACCATGAATGCTGTTGAGTATATTCGAGAAAATGTTGACATCAGAAAGGTATTAGAACACTACAACTTCAGGAACATCACCGAATCTGATGATGCGTTTCGAGCCTGCTGTGCAATCCATGGCGGGGATAACCCAACTTCATTTGTATGGATGAAACATAATAAACTTTGGTACTGTTACACTGGTGCAGAATGTGGTGGTGGAGACATATTCAATCTTGTTGAAAAGATGGAAGGCCTTACTTTCCATCAGTCGATAGCTAAAGCATCACAAATTTTAAAACTGAATATCTCGGAAATGGATATGGATTTCCACGAAGATATTCTACGCCGTGAACAGCAAAAATGGATAGAGTCTCAGAAGAAGCGACGTAAAAAGACATCCACCCAAGCATTGGTATATGAACTCCCCACAACAACATATACCAGAGAATGCGACGACGCAAACGCTGAACGTTTGAAGAGCTTTCCCTTGGAATATTATGACGCTAAATTTTGTAAGCTCTATCCAACCAAAGAGACTGTATTACGTGACAAATTGGTGATACCTATTCATCAGAATAAAATACTACGTGGCGTAGCGTTACGTGATACAACTGGAACATTCTCTGCAAAGTGGATGTATCAGCCAACCGGTATTAAAACAAACGAATTACTTTACAACATTGATAGGGTGATGGAAATGATTGATACCGGTACAGAAGAAGTTATTTTAGTAGAAGGTATTTTTGATGTGTGGGCGTATCACCGAATCGGGATTGATAATTGTGTCGCCATTTTTGGCAGCTCACTTGGAGATGAACAATTTAAAACCTTACTGAAATTAAATGTTTCTTTGGTTTGTTCTTTTGACAGTGACGATGCCGGTAAGAAATGCACTGCAAAAGTACTGGAAAAAACAAAGTATAAATGTGACGTAAAAGTAATTGAACTTCCAGAAGGTAAGGATCCTGATGATTGTACCGAGGAAGAGTTACTGAATGCGTACTTAAATAGAGGATATAGATGATTAAAAATGTAAAAGTCTACGGGTTAGAAGAATCCATTAGAAGAAGTAAATATCCGATGACTACCGATCCAGGCTCCTGTACAAGTGAAGTGACCAACACTACAAAGAAGTTGGCTGGATCTGGAACGGGCGAAGGCCACGATCAATTCTTAACGGGAATTGTCGTTCAGTTCGACCTGACTTTCACCATCAAAGCATGGACAGAAGCAGAACGTTATCATTTCTTCGACTTTGTAAGTTCTATGTCTACTATGCACAGGATTTCTAAGATGGATATTAAGGAAAATTGTTGTGAATATGTAGATGAACGAATCATCAACATTGTTGAAGAAATTAAACAGAAATACTTAGCAGACCCCACTCCGGAAAACTATTTACGACTGTTATACAACGTTCCTGTAGGATTTAAGCTTACTGCCGGCATGACCACCAACTACCGACAGTTGAAAACAATCTACTTCCAGAGACGTAATCATCGTTTACCGGAATGGAGACTTTTCTGTCTTTGGGTTGAAACTCTGCCGATGTTTAAAGAACTGATTTTAGGAGATGAAGATAATGCAATTTAATGATTTACAGAAATCCATTCATGCAAACGCAGTTGCTCATGGTTGGTGGGAAGATGGCAAAAGACCATTCCCTGAAATTGTAGCTCTTTGTCATGCTGAACTTTCTGAAGCATTAGAAGAGTACCGTGATGCAAGACCGATGGAATATACCGCTTGTACTGGTTGTCAATATGAAACTAGTGAAAGAAGCTGTGTTATGAGCGATTGCCCTCACTATTCTCATAGAGACAAACCAGAAGGAATGGCAGTTGAAATGGCAGACACCATTATTCGTATTCTGGACTGGGCAGAAAGTGAAGGAATTGATATGGAGGCTGTCATCATTCGTAAACACGATTATAACACCACTCGACCGTACAGACACGGCGGCAAGGTGGCGTAATATTTATCCGAAGGTGGGCGAGGGCGTTTGGTAGACGTACCGGCGCATACTAGTTCCCAGACCCACCTTCTTATACATGCACTTATAGTTTAATGGTAGAACAAGTGATTTGTACTCACTTGATGTGGGTTCGATTCCTACTAAGTGCTCCATTGTTAAATCACATCCGCATCATCGAATACAACTAATACAAAATGTAATTTACAAAAATACAATCGATGCAGAATCACTGTAAATATTTGCAAAGCTCAAGGTTATAGGTCAAACAGGATGTGAGCCATAGATAGATCAAATGTTGAACCTAACCCACTCAGTATTTGATCTATACTATCGCGGATTGGTGTAATGGCAACACACAGGGTTCATGCCCCTGTTCTTCTGGTTCGAATCCAGAATCCGCAACCACAAAACCTTCTTACTCATTCAATATCTCCAGTACCCTGCCTTTCTTCTTGCCTATTCGCTTTCGGCAGGGTACACCATGAGGGCATAGTGTAATGGCAACACGTTAGTCTCCAAAACTAAAAATTTCAGTTCAATTCTGAATGCCTTTGCCAGGTGTGTTCTGTGCGGTATAGATGTATACCAAACAGTGCAAAACGTTAGGTAAGCGTGATGAACTTGCCTAACACATAGCCGGTTCGTATAACGGTAGTACATTGGATTTTGATTCCAAGAGCGTGGGTTCGATTCCCGCACCGGCTGCCAAAGACGCATTTCGTTATGCTTACGGTATGAGGGCAAGGGTAGCAACTTGCGCAAGTATTTGTGAGAAACGTACCGGGTGCACACGGGGTCCTTCGGGCGATGCGCCTTTAATACGGGCAGTTAGCTCAGTGGTGAGAGCGCCGAGCTTATACCTCGGGAATCAGTCGTTGGTTCAATCCCAACACGGCCCACCAGCGGGGTTAAAGAACAAAGGATCCGCAAACCCAGTCACAATTGTGAGGCCAACTTGCGGGATGTGTAGTTAAGACGTTTGACTTTAAAGCGCCCATTCAAACCAAAAGAGGTGATAAATATGAAGATTGGAGAAGGTGTTTTCTTCGAAAGAATTAGACGCATTACCGGTTATCTGGTTGGTACAACTGACAGATGGAATAATGCGAAACGTTCTGAAGAGAAAGATCGTGTAAAACATGGAACAAAAGAAGAAGATTAGTACAGACAAGCGAACCACAGAATGGGTAGAACAAATGCAGAAACTTTATCCCGGTCAAAGCGTGATTTACACTGCAAGACAATGCCCTTCTTGTGGTTTGTATTATAATTCGAAGTTTGAACATGAATGCGAAAAGATGGAAGAATAAAAATGACATACGAAGAAAAGAAGAGGGTCGTTGAAGCGGCGAAGGTGTTGGAAGAATTTTGCGAAGAAAAAAGATATACGGACGAGTGTAACAAAGAAGATTGCTTGTTCCACAGCGAAATGTTCTTTAAGAATTGTAAAATTTGCGGAACACCTAGCACTTGGAATGTCCCCACCCTCACACGCTGGACTACGGAAGACGTAGCGCTGGCGAAGGCGTTGAAGGGGTTCGGAGTAAAAGCTGTTTTTAGATATTTTGATAATGTTTACTGGAGATTAAACGAGGGTGTAACGTATCCATTACCTTCTGGAGCATTTAAAGATTTACGAGCTGATGACAGAGATGTTTCGCTTAACACCATCATCGAAGAAGCAGCGGAGGGGTAGGTATGAGTTACGATATTAGTTTCAAAGCCAAGTTGGAAGGACTTGACCGATATGCGGAAGTAGGCGAGTGCTATGCAAACATTACATGGAACGTTCGCAAGATTATCGAGTTATCAACTGGGCTTCCGTGGAATAATTGCAAAAACAACGGACTTTGCAAAGATGTGATTCCGCATATCAGAAAAGGTCTTGAAGAACTTTTGAACCATCCCGAAAAATACTACCAGTACGAAGCGGAAAACGGATGGGGAACGGTTGCTGGAACAATTCGCTTTTTCCGCACCATTATACAGGATTGGGAAAATTTTTGTCAGTACGAAGACCAGGAATTGATTGACCGTACAACGTTCTGGATTGAGTAAGGAAGTGTAGCTATGAGATTGATTGATGCAGACGAACTGTTGAAAAAGAAAGTACTTGTATATAGCTATTTCAATGATGAAGCCGAAGGAGTCTTAGTAGAAGACATTGAGGATGCACCTACCATCAACCTCGAAGACCTGCGCCCGAAGGGGAAATGGGTATACGACATTGAAAACGATTCTTGGCACTGTTCTGTGTGCGAAGAAGAAAATTGTTACGCATACGACGAAAATTTGAAGCGGTTTACTGATAGGTTCTGCCCCAACTGTGGAGCAAAGATGGAGTAATAGAATGTTAAAAAATTGTACTTGGTGTAATAGAAAATTTGAAGCAAACCACAGCAGTACAAAATACTGTTGCGAAAAGTGCAAAAAAGAAGCTACACGCGAATCAAACAGACGTAGCAAACAGAAAATGCGCGGAATGGTTCCAACAGATCGCATTAGAGTTTGTCAAATGTGCGGGAAACAATTTGAAGCTTTTGGCTCTGGACATAGAAAATATTGTTCGTATGAATGTGCTGCACTTGCAAGGCGAGAACATGAACGAAAAAATTACATTCGAAAAAAAGAACTAAGTATCATTACATTAAAAAATACTGTTCCACAGAAGAAACATATTTGTTGGAAATGTGAAAACTCTGTTCCGAATCCAACCAAAGGAACGGGATGTTCTTGGAGTAGAGATTATATTCCGGTAGAAAATTGGGATGCAAAATACGACCCACATAAAAGACAAGATGGAACGATTGTGGAGAAATACACAGTAGAACACTGTCCACAATTCAAAGCAGGATAAGGAGAAGAAATGTTTTACGGGCATTTACATACACATACAGAATACTCTGCGCTTGATGGGATGGCAAAAATTGAAGAACTAATTGTTCGGGCAAAAGAGCTTGGACAAAAGGGAATTGCTATTACAGACCATGGATCTTCTTCTGGTTTGTTTGAAGCACATTGGCTCGGTCAGAAACACAATTTTAACGTCATCCTCGGTGAAGAGTTTTATTTTGAAAACAAATCAAAAGAATTGAAGTTAGGCCACCTTATCCTCTTGGCAAAAAACGCTAAGGGGTTAGAGAATATTTTTAAATTACAAAAACTGGCCTACGATAACTTTTATTATAAACCTCGAATCAATCTGGAAATGTTGGAACAACACCATGAAGGTCTTATTTGTACAACAGCGTGCATTGCAAACCAAGTAGGACAATACATTCTTCGTGGAGAAGAAATGTTGGCGATCAACCACATCCTAGAGTTGAAACAGATTTTCGGAGAGGATTTGTATGTAGAGTTACAGTCCTCCACAAGTGAAGATGTTATTAAGGTAAACAAGATATTAGAAGAGATTTGTAAAGGCTACAAATTCAAGCCCATCATCACCAATGACATTCACTATGTAAATGAGGAAGACTATGCTGTACATGAAGTGTTACTCTGCATTCAACAAAAAACTAAGATGGATAATTCGAAAAGATGGAAATTCGAACACAACGATTATTGGCTTAAAAGCGAAGAAGAGTTGGTATCATATTTGGGTTATCTTGACGAAGAAACCATTAAAAATTCGTTTTCTAACATCCAAAACATCTTTGAATGTGTAGAGGATGTGGAAATAAAAAAGGGCAACTATCTGCCATCATTTCTCAAAGACGGAGAAAAGTTAAGTCTGGACAATGGGCGAACATACGTTTATAATGAAGATGATCTGTTAAAAGAACATACGTTCGCTTGTTACAATTCCCGAATCAAAGAAAGAGGAGAATGTAATGAATCTTTCTGGTCTGATGTAGAAAAGGAATTAGCAGTCATTAAAGCTACAGGTTATAGCGGTTACTACATGATTGTAAACGAATATATCACCTGGGCTAAAGAGAACGGAATACTGGTTGGAGATGGTCGTGGATCAGGTGCAGGTAGTAAGGTTGCCTACACCATCGGAATAACCGAGGTAAACCCGCAGAAATACGACCTCTTATTTGAACGTTTCCTAACCCCAGGACGTGAACCAGATTTCGATGTGGACTTCTCTGATATTGACGCTGTGTTCAAGCATCTGCAAGACCGATATGGGCATGATAATGTAGCGCGCGTCGGTGCCTTCAGTAAATTCACTGCAAAGTCAGCATTGCGTGCAGTAATGAGAGCGTATAGTTTTCCGGAGTCCGTAACCAGTATTGTGGTCAGCTATCTTCCGCAACGTCTTGAATTTTCCTTACAAGAAGCTTTAGACGAATCAAAGGAACTGACACAGTGGATGGACGAGCATCCTAATATCCTTCTTGCCGTTTCTCGGTTTGAAGGAATTATGCAGCACCATTCTACACATGCTGGCGGTGTAATCATCTGCGAAAATTTAACACACATCCTTCCGATTATTACAGATAGTGATGATAGAAGTAAAATGATCGTAGCTCTTGATAAGAAGACGTTGGAGAAATTAGGACACTATAAGTTTGACATCTTAGGGTTAAAGTCTCTTACGCTTCTTCAAGATATTATTGATTACACCGGTCCTATTGATTGGACAAAAGTAGATTTCGAAGATGAAAACATTTATAAGATGTTGAGTGAAGGAAATGTTATGGGTGTATTCCAGCTTTCTGACCAACCTGATAAAGTTCGCCAACAATCGCCTAAATGCTTCGAAGACTTGATTGCCATCAATGCCCTTATCCGTCCCGGTGTTTGCGACTGGGATACTTACCTAACCAGAAGAAGGGGTGAGATTGATGAAAATGATGAAATCGCCAATCTTCCTTTTATGGTTGGGACTCATGGATTGATTGTATATCAAGACCAATACCTTCAACTTGCACAACATTTTGCAGGTTGGGACATCGCTTTTTCGGACAAACACATTAGAAAAAACAAAGACATTTTGAACGATGTGGAATTGAAAGAAAAATGGATGAAGGATTCTGGTGGGAAAGAAGATTTGTGGAATACCATTTGCGAGATTGTAAGTGGAGGGTACGGGTTCAATCGTGCTCATGCTACTTCCTACGCAAGACTGGCATACCAAACGGCCTACATGAAATACTACTATCCTGAAGCTTTCTATGCTGCCTATCTTACTCAGAACTTTGATGATGCTACAAAGATTACAGAAGTACTGAATAAGTTAAAAGGCATAGGGGTGAACGTAATCAACCCCGACATTAACAGATCGACAGATAAATTCACACCAACAGATGACGGTATTCTGTTTCCCTTGAACGCCATCAAAAGTGTTGGTGGATCTGTCTTATATGAAATCAATCGACTCAAACCGATTTTGTCGCTGGGTGACTTCTTAAAAAGAAGGATTCCTAAGTTTGTGAAGTCCACTGCGGTTGAGAACCTGATTAAGTCAGGAGCCTTTGATTTCGAAGGTAAGAGTAGATACGACCTACTCTGTGAATATAAAGAAGGGTTTACACGCAAAGATAACTGCATTTACGAAAAAGAATCCTGCGGTTATTACATATCCAACTCTCCGTTTGAAAAATACAGTTACCGTTCCTTTGGTTCGTATGAAGATGGTGATTGGAATGTAATGACTGTTGTAGAAGTCATCGAGCTTAACGTTAGACACGATAAACGCGGCAGAGAAATGGCTTTTGCTACTGGAACCAACGACGTGGACACTATTCGTATGGTAATGTTCGCAAACACATGGGAAAAGTACAAAGTTGAAGAAGGCCAGATCGTGTTCGTCAAAGGTAAGAAGGATGGATCCAGCTTACTGGTTAACAAGATTGAGGTGCTTGATGATGGACATCAACGAGGAAATTCAGAAGAATGAAAAGTTAATAAGGGATACAATTTGGAGAATCTACCCGTCTCTTGTAGACGATGAAGATATACAACAGATTGGACGGATTGCTTTATGGAACGCATTAAAAGCGTACCGAACAGAAGGTACGGCAACCTTTTCTACATACGCTTCGCGTTTCATTCGCAATGCGGTAGTAAATGAAATTAGAAAACGAACCAATGAAAAGCATACAGGCGGGGAAACCGTCTACACAATTTCTCTCCAAGACCCGTTAAAGGATACAGAAGAGATGAATATTGAAGATGTTGTTTCTGGTTCGAAAGACATAGAAAGCTATAGTGATGTAGCTGATTGGCTGAGAAAGTTGGACGGTATGGATCGGGAGATTGTTATCAACAAATCAAAAGGTAAATCCGACCAACAAATAGCAAAAATCTTAAATATCCACCAGACCTCTGTAAGCAGAAAAGTGAAACGATTGAAAAAAAGTTTAACCGATGAATGCTTATAATCTACCTCAAAAACGTGTGTAGTATTATAAAGGAGGTGAAAAGATATTTATTGTAATAGTTGCATGACGCAAATTCCGAAAGAACAAGTAGTCTACTGTGAACAGTGCATGGTTCCATTACATGTAAGGTGCGCAAACCATTGTACGTCCTGTGGAAAAATACTGTGCGACAGTTGTTACGCTGACAACGATTTTATGTGCGAAGATTGTCATACACCTGAAGAAGATTTTACAACAATTCGACGCTCATATTTAGAACAGTATTCCGGTTGCCCTTACTCGCTGATGTTACAGTTGGTAAAAGGTATTACACCGCCCATGGGAAGCCACGCACAATTAGGAGTCATAGTTCACGAACTTATCGACAAAATTAGCAAGGATGAAAAAGTTACACAAACGGCTGCTCACTCTGAATTAGAAGATCGTATTATAGAATGGAATCTGGAAACAGATGATGAATATTCCATTATTACAGATGAACTTCAAAGCATAGGGCATATCTGTTTAGATAACTTCTGGTTAATTAAGGATCAATTTATTTCTGATTTTGTTGCAGAACATCAGATTAAATTTTCGTTGGACGAAGATCTTCCTATGGTTAGTTGTACACTTGACCGAATCAGCTTTGTTGGTGACGACATCATCATCAACGACTGGAAAACAGGAAAACCGATGTCAGGGAAAAAGCTTACTACAGATTTGCAAGCGCCATTATACATCTACGCAGTATATTCTGAATACGGTAAAATGCCGAAGTCGTTTAATCTGCACTATCTCCATCCGAATAAAACAATTTCGTTTGTTAAAACCGGAGATATGGAATATACAGTTAAAACGACACGTTCAGAGTATAAATTAGATGTAGAAGAAGCACTGGAACGAACCAAGAGAATACTGAAGAACATTAAGAATAAGCACTTCCCCATGGTTGAAGGAAAAGACCAGTGGAGGTGTAGTACTCTTTGTTGGTTCGGTAAAAACGGTAAGTGTTCCGGAGGGCTTCAGGAACAGTGGAAAGCAGTAAATGAATCATACGCAGCATAGGAGTGACAAAATTGTTTAAAGGATATTTAGAAAAGAAAGAGTTTAGATTGGCGCATCTGGAAGAACAATCTGCAAGAGCAGTTAGTGTTATTACAAACGCAGTTGCCGAGCTGGAACAGGTTAACGATAGAATCGATAAAACGATGGATGAAATCAGTGACTACCAGAACAAACTGGCTTGTACAATGATGCACTTGACAAACCAAAAAGAAAAGAACGAAAAGTTACTGGACAACTTTAATAAACTGCTCTCCTAATGGTGATAGGAATGGGACAAAAGATCGATTTAACTGGGAAAAAGTTCGGTCGTCTGACAGTTCTATCTGAAGCACCCAAAAGAGGAAAAAGACTCTACTGGATATGTGAATGTTCGTGCGGAACTGTAAAAGAAATTTGCGGAGAAAAGTTACGCGGTGGAAATACAGTTTCGTGCGGATGTTACCGTAATAAAAAAAATCTAAAACACGGAAGAAGCAGAGAACGACTTTATGTGATTTGGAATGATATGCGACAGCGTTGTTATAATCAACATCATGAAGCATATAAACGTTACGGTGGAAACGGAATTGAAGTGTGTCCAGAATGGAAAGAAAACGTGGATGCTTTTATTAAATGGGCATCTGAAAACGGATACAATGAGAATTTAACATTAGATAGAATTGACAACAGTAAAGGATACGAACCAGAGAATTGTAGATGGGCAACACGACAAGAACAAGCTGTAAATAGAAAGACTTCAATATTGTACGAATATTGTGGTGAATCCCACACTCTGAATGAATGGTCTAGAATATTAAATATCCCACAGAGTACATTGTGGTACAGAGCAAATCTAACCTCTGATGTTAATGATATTTTCAAAGGAGGTGATGATCAATGGCGGCACGAAAAAGAACAGTAGAAATTGAAGTGGAAGATTTAAAAAGAGACGAACCGAAGTTTCCGAATCAGACACTGACATTCTCCCTTCCTATTCCTCCGTCTGTCTGAGTCAACCACATGTACCAGAGTGCAGGGAGAGGACGCAGACTTACAAAACTTGCACAGCTTTATATTAAGACTGCGCAGGATATTTGTAAAAAAGCCATGAGAGAACAAAAGTGGAAGAGAGATAAGGAAGGTGTCTGGTATGTAATGGACCTTTATTTCTACTTCCCAGATAAGAAGATTAGAGATAGTCATAATTGCTTGAAATTGTTAACCGACTGTCTCGAAGGACTTCTCTTCCCGAACGACTACTTCTTATTACCAAGAATTCAATACGTTTGTTTGGATAGGGAAAATCCTAGATTAGAGATTGTATACTATCCGTTTGATGCGGATGAAGGAGTTGTAAAAGATGCAAGACAAAAATCAGGGGAAGGTAATTCAATTTCCAAAGCAGCATGATGCAGTAAATCATCCTAACCATTATTGTGATGGCGGGATTGAAACGATTGATTTTATTCGTGCAAAGCTCGGAACAGTAGGGTTCTACTATTATTGTTTGGGAAATGTGATGAAATATACTTCCCGTATCGGCAAAAAAGGTAGTCCTTTAGAAGACATCGGCAAAGCTCAAGTATATCTTGGTTGGGCGCAGGATGCTCTTAAAGAATTAAACGAACCAAAAGAAGCGTAATATAAAACCCAGGTTAGGAAGATTCCCGGCCTGGGTATTTTTTTTTATTGGTTTGATATTACATTTGTGCGGCGGGGAAGCCTAAAAATCTACTCAAAATTTCTTCAGGACTTTGATCACCAGTAATTCCACGTTCTAAGTAAGATGTGGGGATAGTCTGCGAGAGCGCATATTCCCCAATGTTGTCGATAGGAATACCGGTGTACAAATACTCTCCGCGCATCATTTCAATCGGGAATTTAATTAAAGGAGATGTACTGCCCAACATTTTGTTCCAATCAAACTTATCTAGTTGCTGATAGGGAAGCTGTGGATTGACAGCCCAACCAGAGTAAGGAATCTGAACAAAATCCTGTCTCCATTCATTTCTTTCATTTTCCTCTTTGTAATTTTCTCCATCCATCTTTTCAATGTTTGTAAATGCCTTATTCAATGTGCTGAAAATCTGAGGTTGTTCCAACATCTGTTTCAGTTCCATCGGAATGTTTTTACGCATAAAAGTATAGAACGGAATAATACGCTTCATAGTTTCCTTTTCAAAATCAGTTAACGCACCGTAATTGAACAGGAATTCATCCACCATTTCAGCCGCCTCTTCAACACTCTTACCTTGCTTCAAACCAGACATAAAAAGATTCATACGTTGAACGGACTCAATGTTAGTACCGACAACAGTGCTGGCTTGATATGCAATATTGTTATCAGGGTCAAGAGGGTTGATGGATTTCCAACCTTCAAACTTAACACTATCAAAGGAAGATAATGTGCTACCCTGTTTACCAAACTCGTATGTAGAGAACAGTTCGTCAACAACACCGGACTTCTTCGCAACGTGTTCCAGTTCTTTGTAAGTCCAGACCTTGCCTCCCAGTTCTATGGTTTGTTTCGGATCGCGAGTTCTTAGAATATCTGCAGCTCTTTTAATTTGACGGATGTTAAATGCATCTTCTCCCACACCAAGGAAGGATTGGAAAGCGTTGCTGACAGAGTTTTGAACATGGAAGGAAGGTGCAATCAGAGAATTGTTTAACTTCCAGAGGTTCAGGAATTTATCATACAATGTCAACATAGCGTGTTGCTGTTCCATCTTTTGAGTACGGGAAAGGACGTTGGTTCGATCCAGAATATTATTGCTGATTTGAAACGGTTTAACATAATACTTACGCGGCATCCCATTAAGATAATCAGCCTGTTGAGGAGTAAGTGGCTGCATCGTAATATTCGGAACATAATTCTTCAAAAAATCTTCGTTGCCGTGTTTTGTAAAATCATTCAGCAACGCATCATATTCATCACGAATTGTATTCCTCAAAACTTCATCGTAGTCATCTTCATTGATATTCAGTTTGGATAATTTTTCTTCTGCAATATCAGAAGCATATTCCCTGAACTTTTTTTCAATATCTTGGAATCTAGCTACAAGGGTGTTTCCTTTTGTAACAACACCGCGATAATCTTCTCCAAAATTCTTTACAATAAAATCTTGAACATCAGTACCATAAACAAGGTGGTTACTACCGAGGCATCTAGTTAAATAAATTTCGTGAAGTGCTGTCTTCAAAATCTCCTTTTCTTGGTCTGTTCCAGCTTTGTTGATTTCTGCAATAGTTCCACCAGTACGACGTTTATTGAACTTTTTCAGAATACCAAGAATATCTGGATTGTATACACCGGGTCTTTCTTCTTTTAATAACGAACCAAGAGAAGAAAATTCATCCGATGTGATGTGGTAGAGGTATTTACCTTTTAATGCATCCAATTGTTCCTTGCTTAACAAACCTCTTGCATATTCTTCATCGGCGATTTTATCCATTCGTTCCTGGACGACCTTTGCAATATCGAGTCCTTCAGCCTTACCTAAATCCTCATAAGAAGTTTTACCGTGATTCATTTCAGCATTCTTCATATCAATGTGAGCCAATTTTTGATCGAGAGATTTCATACTATCCATATAATTAGTACCATTGATTTCATCCATAGCTTTATAGAATTTATATTGGTCTGAATTCTCAAAAATAGTATTAACCTTATCGTTATATTTTTTAAGACTTTTGGCACTTCCCATCATACCAGAATAAGCATCATTGATTTCTTTTGTACCAATTTTCTTATGAGTGTACGCATCGATCAAAGAATTCTTAGTGTCGTTCGGTAACTTTAAGAAGGTATTATATGCATCCTGCTCTGTAACAAAGTTATAAAGCTTATCTCTAACTTCAGGAAATTTACTGGTGTGAGTGGAATAATACCGCATCAAATCAGAAAAGCGAGTATCTTCAGAAAGCAGATTCAACTTTTCCAGAGAACGTAAATCACGAACTAATTCAAGATCACCTGTGTTCTTAAAGGTTTTTCCAAAAATATCGCGTAATTGTCTTGCGCCATCGGCTCGCATTTCTTTGGACTTTTGTTTTAAAAATGCAGACACTTCAGCTTGTAATTCGGGAATGCGGTTTTTGTTCCTAGGATTGTCTTTAAAGTGACCAACTTCTCCACGTAATTTTTCAGTAGAAAACAAATCGGTTTCTTCGAAGATATCATCTTTGTTTTTACCAGTAACTTTTTCATACGTATCCTGTACCTTAGTTCGAATTTCAATAAACTTTCTGGCACGGTCTACGGCACCAGTTTCATACGCTTGAAGCCATTTGTTCTGTTCTTCTTTGGTTAGGGTTTCCCAATAAGCTTGAATATCATCAGCAACCTTAATATCAGAGGTATCTATGTCGAGACGCTTAAAACCTTTCAGCAATTGATCAGTGTGATACTTTGCTAATGCTTCAAATCCATCAGTCTGAGCAAGAGTTTCAAGTTGGTTTACAGTAGAAAACTTTTGACCAAGAGAAGAGACACGAAGCTTTTTAGAGAGAGAATTATAATATGGCGCAATAGTTTTATCGCCAAGTTCACGTAACTTTTCAGACTTTACAATGGTTTTATTCAATGCCTGAGCACGTCTTTCCATAAACGGAAGATGCTTCAAACCAACAACAAAATCGTCACCGCCTTCAGCCGCCCTCATAACATCTCGATTGTAATCATCAAGTAACTTCTGGGCGACATCGTCAAGATTCTGGCCTTCATATCCCTTAAAATTACTGACAATTTTTTTAGCATCATCTAAAGATAATTTGCTGAGATTTCTTACCTTCTTTAGGTTCGAAGCAGCGTCAGCAACATCGTCGATTTTATGTCCAACCTTTGCCGCCTTTGCAGAAGCTCTCACACCATCTAAAGTAACACCAGTTCCCTTAACAACCTTGCCCGCTGCAGAAAACGGATTTACATAGGAAAGAGGATCTAATAAAACATCCCCTGCAAAACCCGCAACACCACGACCCACATCGCCAATAGTAAATTTGTTCGGGTCGTTGTCTTTCCAACCAATGTTCTGCAACACATCGGAGAAGGTGTGTCTTCCAGACACATCATCCTCAAAAGGATTCATATATTTTAAACCTTCAACAAGACCCTCTCCAAAAGTAGAAGAGGGGTCATTGTCGGTTACATTGTAAAGCCCTTCGATAATACTGGTGTTACCCAGCATACCGAAAATGCGGTCAAGTGTTCCTCGATCTGTCTTCTCTGGTTCGAGAGAGCCGTTTTTATATGCTTCGTAAGTACGAGTCTTAGTTCCAGATTCTCTCTTAGAATTATTCTCCTTCCATGACTCGTATGTTCTTTTCGAAGTATCCTCTTTTTTATCTGTAAAACTAAGTAAACTCATAATTCACCTTTTATTTTGTCAAACCAGAAATAGTATAATTAGTACCAGAGTTATTCTTATATTTGTTCAGCAGAGACTGTAAATAAGAATAATCATTATTCGTCGGATTCTTAGGAGTTGCACCAGAAAGCAATTCAGCTTCGGCGGGGTGATATTTTTTATACAAACTTTCGTACCATTCCATCCACTGTTCGGGAGTGTAAACACCTGCTTCGACACCCTTTAAACGACTAGCTAAATAGTTCCAATCTTCATCAGATAACCAACTAGCCTCTTCATCAAGATAATACTGTAATTGTTTAGCATTCAAACCAGAGGAATTGTCATTAGAACCGCCGTTCCCAGATCCACCACTACCGCCAAACATTTGTTCCAGCATAATCTTAAAATCTCTATCTTTTTCGGCTTCTGCACTCTGCCATAATCTGTCCTTATCTGCCTCTGCACTCTGCCATTCTCTATTGGTTTGAGATTCAGACAGACTGTTCCACAGATCCGCATTATACTTATCAATGTTCAGAACGGCATCTAAATATTGAAGCTCACCAGTAGACATAGCGTTAAGTTTTGCAGAGTTAAAATTCTTTTCCAGAGTTGCCTTATCAATATTGTAATCTGCGGAAAGATTATTTAATTCTCTCTGAATACTTTCCTTCAGAACATCTCTATCGGCAGTCAGTTCAGCAACTTTATCTGCAGCTTGATAAAGAGAAGCGTTACTTGCAGCAAGTGTCTGAGCAGTAGATGTACTGCCATTTCTACCTGCGTTTTGCATAGCCATCTTTCTCTGAGAATATACGTCATCGTACAGATTAAGGATGTTCTTATTGTAGTCTGCAGTAACACGACTCAACTCGTTTTGACCGAGAGTTTGATTTTGTTCATAAGCTTTCAACAAATTTGCAAGATCAGAATCATAGTTTTGCTGAAGCAATGCCAGCTGTTGTTCGATGTATTTTTCTTTCCAAGCTTCAGCAGTATCGTAAGTTAAAGGTTTTCCTTTATTTGTTTCTACAGTAATCAGCTCTTCTTCTTTATAAGAAGGTGTATACTTTTTGCCGGTGGAAGTGCTGACAAAATCGTTCCCCCAACCATTAGTAGATTGATAACCTTGGTTCTTTCTCAAATTTTCTGCAGCAGCATGAATAGCATCTAACTCAGCCTGACTTGCACCTTCTTGCTTACGTTTTGCCCACTGTTGACCTAAAGCTTGAATCTCAGGACTTTCGTATTTTGTAGCCATTATTCTTCACCTACCTTATCTTCTAAGTGAACAATACGAATTTCGTGATCGTCCACCTTATTCCAAAGTTCATTATGCTCCCCCTTGCTATCATGGATATGTTCTTCTAAACGTTTATCCATTCTCTCCGTAAGAACACCTAACTTAGTAAGTGCTTCAAGGGTGGGGGTAAGGAGTTTATATATAGTAACAAACAAACCAACAAGAGCAATAATGACTCCTACAACTCCCCATTCGGTCATTATTCTTCACCGCCGTTGGATTTGTCATTATTCTTGGTTCGAACATATAAAGAGGTGGTGGCTGCAGTAATTACAGAAACAACAACCTCGGAAGGAATTTCAGTATTCTGTCTCAGCACCAATGCAC